ACTATCGAGGCGGGGGATGGTGAGATTGCTCACAAGGATGTGCGCTTCATCCAGTCGTTTGGGCCCGGCACACCAAACAGCACCATCTTGCCACTGCTGCTGGGTGTGATGGTGTTGGGGTTGGCCCCAGCAGAGCCACTGATTCCTTTGATTTATCAGAACGGGGTGACCTTCATGGGCACTGCTGCTGATGCCCTGGATCGGCTGGTCAAGGACGTGGGGCAGGGATGGTCCATCCAGGACGGTCTTGTCCAGATCCTGAGCCCTGGCGGGGTCAGGGCTGATGGGGCTGTGCTGCTGACCTCAGAGACTGGGATGATTGGCAGCCCGGTCCGGACCAAAGACGGCATGAACTTCAAGACTCTTCTCAATGGCACCATCAAGCCTGGGTCGTTTCTGCAGGTGGTGGCGCAGGATGTGTCTGGGTTCTACAAGGCCCACAAGGTCAAGCACGATGGGGACACCCATGGTGGGTCCTGGTACACCGAAATTGAAGCCAAGGAGATCAAGCCATGAGCGATGATGGAATTACCCCCCGTCTTGTGGACGCCCTAAGGGACGTCATGGCCAAGGCTGTGTCTGGTGTTCACGTCTCGATGCCTGGCCAGATCATCAGCTACAACCCAGCCACTCAGGTGGCCCAGGTCAAGCCCGCGGTGAAGCTTCGGCTGAGCGATGAGCGCGATGAGGTGACAGGCCTGTTCCCGTTTGACTCCTTGCCCATCGTCAGCGTCCCTGTGTATTTCCCGACAGGTGGTGGGTTTGCGATTGTGTGGACCCCGTTGCCTGGTGACTGGGTGCAGCTGGTGGTGAGCAGCCACGAGATGGACACCTGGTTGAGCCTGGGTCTCACGGAGATAGAGCCTCAGAGCAGCAGACGGCATGACCTCAGCGATTCTTGGGCCATCCCCGGCGTGCAGCCCATCAGCCAGCCAAGGCCGTCAGCAGTGCTGGCGGGGACTGACCTGGTGCTGGGCAGGCTCGATGGAACCACGGAGATTAGGATCAGCCCCACTGACATCAAGCTTGGCGGGGCCTTGGCTATTGACCCGGTGGCACTGAGCACGGCCAACGACGCCAACTGGTCAGCTCTAACGGCATGGGTCAGGGTGGTCGAGACACTCATCAACGGGTTGCTCCCTGGGTCGTTTCCTCCAGCTGCCCCACCGACACTCTGGGGTTCCTCTGCTGGCGTTCCTGCCCCAACGGCGGCCACCGTGGTCAAGGGTCTCTAGCGCCTCATCTGAGGCCATCAGGTCTGGCCCACCCGGTTGTGAGGGTGGAGACGTTCAAGACCCCGCCTGGGGCACACAGTGAGGCTCAGATGTACGCGTTGAAGATCGACCCTGCCACCAATGACCTGAGCATCACCGATGGGATCTTTGATCTGGTGAGTGGTGCTGCTCTGGTAGCCCAGCGCCTCAACTGGAGATTCCAGACCCAGCGCGGTGAGTGGCTGCTAGACCAGACCATGGGGATGGACTATCTGGGCTCCATCATGGTCCACAATCCAGACCTTGGGATCATCAGGGCCCTGTTCGTCGAGCTGCTCACGGGCACTGAGGGCGTCAAGGTGATTGAGTCCTTGACGCTTGAGTTTGTCAGGGGGCAGCGCTGGCTCAATGTGTCGTTCAGGGTGCGGACTGATGAGGGCGACATCATCACGGCTGCAGCTGAGGGCGAGAACCTCTTGGCCGTATTGTCAGTACTGGTCTTCAAGGCTTTGGGCCCATTTGTTCTCTGAGGAGGTGAGCTGTGACTGTATTCGGATTGACCCCGACAGGGTTTGTGACCAAGCGATTGGCTGACATTCGGCAGTCGCTCATTGATCTTGCACACCAGCCCCCCCCTGACGGGTTTGGTGCTGGCATTGACACGGGTGATGACAACCCGCTCGGCAAGGCCATTGGGTTGTTTTCTGTGGAGCTCGCTGACGTGTGGGCGGCAATGGGTCAGGTCTATGCCTCGATGGACCCTGACGATGCCCAAGATGATGCACTGGCCAACCTGTGCGCCATAACAGGGGTCAGCAAGTTCGGTGAGACCAAGACCAAGGTCACACTCACCATTGATGGTACCAACGGCACTGTGGTGCCACTGGGTTCGATTGTGAGGATTCCACTGGGGGCACGGTTCATCACCATTGCAGCTGCTACCATTGGCGCTGCGCCTGTTGACGTCGACTCAGAGGCAGAGATCACGGGCCCAGTGGCTGCTGATGCAGGGACCGTCACGGAGATTGTTACCCCAGTGGTGGGTTGGGACACTGTGACCAATGCCGCTGATGGAGCTCTTGGTCGGCTTGTGGAGGTTGACACAGCCCTGAGGCTGAGACGTGAGGCCAGCTTGCAGATCGTTGGCACTGGCCCCACTGGTGCCATCAGGTCACGCATCCTGGCCAATGAGGATGTGTTGGCCTGTCTGGTGCTGGAAAACGACACGGACGCCGTTGATGCTGATGGCCTGACAGCACACAGTTTTTTGGCGGTGGTGTGGTCTGGTAGCCCAGCTGCAGCCGCAATCGCCGATGTCATTGAGGCCATCTACCTGAGCAAGCCAGCGGGCATCAAGGCGGTGGGGGCCATCAGCGGAACGGTCACCGATGACCAGGGCGTTGAGCACGCCATTGCCTACTCAGAGGCCACGGCCTTGGATGTCTGGGTTGAGGCACTCATCACCGTCGACACCGACTATCCGATTGACGGAGATGACCAATGCACAGCGGCCATTGTGGCTCACATCAGCAGCCTGACTATCGGCGAGGATCTCAACCTGTTCAGGCTGCTGGTTGACATCGGTGGCATTGATGGCGTCACAGGGGGCACCATCAGGGCTAAGGTCGGCTCGGCTCCTGGTGCCTTTGATGTGGCCAACATCACTGTCAGCAATCTTGAGATTGCCACCGTTGACCCCGTCAACGTTGTCATCACCCAGGTGTAAGCATGCCAAATCTCACACTGATACCAGACCACATCGAGCGGGCAGTGGGCAACATGCTCAGCCAGTTCAAGGACTTGACCACAGCCCAGCTGGAGACCTTCATCAAGATTCTGGTGGCCGAGGTGCAGGAGGCTGAGGTGGCCGCCGTCAGCCTGTACCGTGACCGCACCCTGGCCAACGCTGTGGGTGACAGCCTCGACAAGTGGGGCGCTCTTGTTGGGCAATCCAGGGGTGGGCTGAGCGACATGGTCTATCGTCGGCTGATTGGCGTGCGGCTCTTGGCCAATAGGAGTCAGGGGCTCACCAACAACTTGCTGGCCATTATCGCTGGTGTCATGCAGCCATCTGGCACGATTAGGATCACTGACCTCTATCCGGCAGCTATTCAGGTCGAGTACTCACTGCCGAGCCCAGGTGATACGGGGCTGCAGGCCGTGCTGTTGGACGTCCTGTTGGATGCCAAGGCTTCAGGCGTTACACTGGACCACATTGCTGAGACCACACAGCTCACGGGCTATTTTGGGTTTGAGGAAGACCCTGACGCCCTGGGCTTCGACGACGGCGTATTTGCAACGGAGTTGATTCCATGAGTGACCTCAAGCCCACAGCCTTTGATCCTGATGACATTTACTGGGGGTTCGATTCTGCGGCTCCTGACACCGAGCTGGCCACCATCACCCAACCTGGAGCGAGCAAGCGCCAGACGGGCTGGACTGCCATGGAGAAGCCTCCCAGGGCTTACTTTAATTGGTTCATGAGCCGGCTTTCGAGAATTGTGTTCTGGATCATGAGCAACCAGGTCAGAAGGTTTGCAGACATCGACTTTGCCGCCCCGTTTGCTGATGCCCACATGGCTCTTGGTGACCGGTTTGATGTGTACCCTGATGGTGGCAACCTCAGGGAGCCCCTGGCGTCCAAGGTGAGGCTCAGTGCGTATGGGGCAACCAGGAACCCCGTGACCGATGGTCCGTCAGTCTATTGGCTGGACAACTCTGGTGGGTATTACGTCAGGTCCAGCAGCGTGGATGACCTGTCATCCAACTGGTCCAAGAACCTTGATCCAACCACAGCACCACAGGCTCTGTGCTGTGATGGCTCTGCAGTGTATGTGGGATATGGGGCAGCCGGAGCCTATGAGCTGTGGGCCCTTGACCCTACTGATGGGGCCACCCTTTATCAGCAAACCATGGCTGTCAGCGTTGGGTTCTTGTCCAGCAATGGTGAATATTTGATGGTGGGTGGAACCACGGCGACCGGCACCGTTTACCGCTACCTACCTGACCTCACCAGCTCAGGAAACAACACCCACGGTGGGACCATTCAGGACATGGCGCTCAACCACGATAGGGTGTTTGTGGTGGGGACTTGGAACGGCTCAAGCCGGGATGTCAGCGCCTTTGATACCTCTGACATGGGTAACTCATGGGCAATCACGCTTGGTGCCGCTGACCCGGCGGCTGCTACAGCCAAGTTGGCCTGTGATGGACAATATCTCTATGTGGCTGGGATCACTGATGCAGGCGGCAACACCCTGCACAAACTCAGTTGTTACGATGGCTCAGTCGTATGGTCTGTGGCAGTTGGAACCGCGACCCCAGAGGGTCTGTGTGTGGATGACCGATATCTCTACCTCGGTGATGGGTATCTGATGCAGGTTGATAAGGTGAGTGGTGCCCTGATTGGAAAACAAGAAGTGCTAACCATTGGTGGTCGATGTTCAACAAATGGAGTTCATGTGTTCTGTGAGGAGCTGGGAACTCCAGGGTTGATGGTGCTCTGGTGTGGTGGACCAGCTAAAACATTCCAGATGGTTGATGGGTCAGACAAACACCGTCGGCCATTCTATCAGCTGGCAATCCCAGCGTGAGGTGACTCCATGAGTAGTTATGAGTTGTTGAGCGAGTTGGCCGTGAGGTCACAGGGTAGAGACCCCGGATGGGTAGAGCAGCCCCAGGTTGACACCTATGTTGACCTGGCAACCCCAAGCGTTGGCAATGGCCCCCCATCGAGTGTGAGCGATGGGGTGAGTGTGGTTGATGCCATCGTCGCCATTGCCGCCCTGGTACTGAGGGCTGACCCAAGCAGCCAGTTGGCTGAGTTGACTATCCTAAGCGGAGGAAGCTTTGGTGATGACTGGGAGGTCTACATTACCCCCCTTGGTGCGGCGCAAGAATCTTATGTGGTGACTGCCGCTGGGACAGAGACCCCAGCTGAGTTTGCCGCTCTGATGGCCATTCAGATCAATGCCGGCACCAACTTCGAAGCGGTACAGAAGGCAGCCCCAGACGACGCGACGCTTGAAATCCGTGGTGTGGTCGATGGGGTGAGCAGGCCGGCCCCATGGGTCATCGAGGGCGGCAGCACTGGTGACGGCACTGGGACAATCACCCGCGAGGCGAGTTGGGTTAGGTGGTCGTTGTGGGGGCTCCTGAGTGGCCGCACTGATTGGGTGGTGATTGACGGTGGTGCTACCCACGAGGCGATTGGAAACCAGGCCAAACGAGTCAACTGCGCTGGTCTGGATAGACTCTATGTCGAGATCCTTGGCGGCAATGGTCTGGTGACCCCGGTCATTGGCCCTGGAGGTGACGAGTCATGAGAAAGTTCAAGCAACTTCCGTCTGTTACGGTGGCTATCAGCACCACAAAGACCATCGCCAGCATGATCCCTAATCCTGGTCTCGATGTCAGGGCCATCAAGTTGAGGATCACCGTGGCTGGTGCTGGCTCCGCCTACCTGCAGTCGGCCTTCGAGGTTGGTGCGACCGTTGGGATTCCCATGTCAGCCGGCACTCTGACCACAGAGGTTTACGGGGTTGATGACCTCGGCCAAATTGTGACAAGTGGAACTGCCACTGCCTTGGTCACCCCGTTTGTTTCCTACGACTGAAAGGTAAGAAATGTTGACCAAAGCCATCATCTACAACAGAAAGCACCACGGCGTGTCGCAGACCAAGAGGATCCAGGTCACCGTTGGTGCCACCCCTGACGGCCTGTGGGGCCCAAGGACCGTGGCCTCGGTTGTGGCCTGGCAGGCAGACCACCACCTCAGCGCTGACGGCATGGTGGGCCCTGAGACGCTCACAGCGATGAAGGCGGGGGCTAGCAACCAGGATCGCATTGACTCCTCGCTGAGGTGGAACACCAGCGAGAACATCCAGCGGTTGCACCGCACTGGGACCAGGGAGTTGGTCGATGTCACTGAGTTGGTGATCCATGAGTCGGTGACCACCAGCTGGCTGAGCACTCAGCGTGTCTTGGCCAACAGGGATCTGGGTGTCCACCTCATGATTCACGAGGATGGGATGGTCAGCCAGCATGGCGAGCTGACCGACATCATGAGCCACTGTCCCAAACACAATGCCAATAGTGTGGGCATCGAGGTGGTCAACCCGTATGAGCCCAGGTTCATGGGTGAGGATTGCCCATGGGTTGAGTACATCAACGCGCCTTGGGCTCATCGGGGAAGCTACGTGCTGGCCACTCAGGCTCAGTGTGAGGCCCTGGCTGATGTGATTGCCGACCTCATCAAGCGGCTGGACATTGAGCCGATTTGGCATGGCCTCAAGATTGGTGATGGTGAGCCTCACCATTGGGCGCTGACTGATGTTGAGCCCAAGGCCGGCGAGACCAACAAAGGGATCTGGGCACACCAGCAGATCGGTGGGCACGCTGATGGGTCATGGCCCTTGATGGTGGCCGCCCTGATCCTGCAGGGACAAGACCCCCAGAAGTCCTATGGCGCTGCTGCCAGGGCCGCCACTGGGGTCAGACAGTGGGCGATTATGCCAGGGGGTGTGTGATGACGGTTCATCTTCCAGTGAGCAGAAAACTGATGGTGATGCTGGCCAGCGTGTTGGCTCTGGTCATCAACGCCCTGTCAGGCCAGCCAGTGCCAGCTGACCAGGTGTGGGCTGTGCTGACCCCAATTGCCGCTTGGCTTGTGGGCCAGGGGATTGCTGACCATGGAGCTCAGGGCAAGGCCATTGCCAAACAACGCCAACAGGAGGTCAATGATGCGTCCGCCTAATAGCACTGCTTACTGCCCACATGAGAATGAATTCAAGTACCGGCTCGACCAGATTGATGCCCGCCTTGGGCGGATTGAGGATCGGCAGGAGCAGAAGGCGCGATTTACCGACCTCACGAAGCTGGACGAAAGAGTTGATTTTTTGGCTGAGTCGAATATTGCGATGGCTTCAAGCCTTGAAATCCTGCGGAGTGGCCAGCTCACGAGAGCGGCAAGACTCAAGATCTGGCTTGGTGTCATCAGTGGCTTTGCAGCCATTGTGACGGTGCTGATCAAGGTGGTTTTGGGATCGTAACACGTAACACCAACAGGAGATGATCATGGAAAGGAGCAGGGATCATTTGGTCTCAGCAACGCATGCCCGATTGAGTGCCACGCGTTGCATGGATGGGCGGCCAAGAGTCGACTTGGAAAAGTTGCAGGAAGCCAGGCGGCTACAGGTCGCCAAACCCAAAAGACCTAACTGGCTGGCGGGACTGCTGAGTGCTCTTGGATTCAGCCTGCTCGTCGTGCTGGGGTTTAGCATGGTGGGATGCGGGGCAGGATTCGCCGAGGTGAAGTTCGTTGAAGCTCACGGGTGTGGCGGATTCACTGGCGCTGTGGTGATGGACGATGGCAGCACACATGCCATCACCACTGGGGTCTGTGGGTATGCCTTGGAGACGCCCAACGGCGTGGTGGGGTGTGCCGTGGTCGAGCGAGTCAACATCGACGGGATTGAGCTGGGCTCTGGTGCAGTGCCACCCAGTGCCCCTGAGTGCTACCAGGATGGCAGCCTTGGCCCCTTTCGTCTGGGCAGGCTCAGTACCACCCCCCTACCAGTCGGAGCCACCAGGCAGCCTTCTGGTGAGCCTGATGCCCATTCTCAAACAGGTGGTGGCGGCAGCGGTCCCTTACCTGCTGAGCACACTGACTCAGGTGCTGAGTAGATGAGCGCTCAGGGCATCATCTTCGCCCTACACTTGTGGGCCATGGCCGGTGTACCACCGGTGTACGGCCTCGACGTCTGGGGTGCCTCCAGGGCTGAGGGGATTGACCCTTACGACCTGGGGGCATTGTTGATCTCAGAGCACCATGGCAGCTATGGGGATGACTCAGAGTCAACCGCAGGAGCCCTTGGACTGTATCAGGTCACCAAGCCGTGGGCATGGAGGTGGGAGGAGAGAGGGGGTGAGCTGGTGGCAGGATCAGCCAGGGCCACCCTGTTGGATCCTGAGGCAGCCAGTCACGTGGCTGCCTCTGTTGTTTCGTACTCAATCGAGCGCCATGAGGACTGCGGGCCAAACAGCCAGCACACTTGGGTCGGCCACTGGAAATGTGGCAGGTCTGGTCGTGACAGTGGATTGGCCTGTGGATATGCTCAGCGACGATGGCAAAGGATCAGAGACTACATCGACCCCCCTTGGGGTCACATCTGAGGGGTGAGGTTATGTCTGCAGGATTCAAGCAACTGAAGGTGGCGGCCAACGTATTTGCCAGTGATGTCACTATCGATCTCATTGCCCTGATCATGGCTGCAAATGCAACCATGCCTGAGGTGCCGAAGGGAGAGGGGGCCTTGAACCTGGTGATCGAAAACATCGGATCGGCTACCTGTTACATCAATGCGGCCAATGAGGCTGATGCAATCACCCCATTCAAGGTCCCTGCTGGCGACACCCTTTCGGCGGGGCCATACAGGTGGGATGAGGCCAACCCCGTGAGACTGTATGGTCTCACCGGTGCCAGCGTGCTGGTCAGTGCGGAGTTCAGGCCTGGTCGTTGACAGTCCACTCACCCCCACCTCACCATGACCAGTGGAGATTTACCATGCAGAGTGACTTCCATTTTCATCCATCACCGCATTCTGTGCGCGTCTTCACTGACCTGGCCTCTTTGGTCGCCAGTCCCGCCAACAAGTGGGGCGCCGTCCTGCTCAATCGCAGCACCTACGAGGTGATTGGGCGAGCAGCGCACGACGGAACGAAGTGGGTGTTCGGTGACCTCGACCTCACCAAGGTGAGCACGACGCCCTATGCGACCGTGGCCAGTGTAGACGATGGCACCACGTGCACCCTCACCGGTGGACACAATCTGACGACTGGCACGGTGCGTCTGTGGGACACCTCGGCAGGGGCGTCCTTCGGCGACGTCGCCGGAGTGGTCGTCGGCAACACGCTGACGGTGCCTGACACGACGGGCATGGCCGCTG